AATATAATCCAGCTGCCATTGCCTCTAATGCTGATATACAAAATGTTTCTTCCCAGATACTTGGAAAAGCAAAGATATGATATTTATGTAAGTTTTCTCTTATATATTCATGAGGTTTATAACCAATGTAATTTACATTAGGAAGTGCTTTAGCTTGTTCATATAATTCTTTATATGCATCATCATTAGCTTCTTTAAAAGAATCACCATAAACTTCAGTTGATGAATAAACATCTAAACTAACAAGAGGATTTTTAACTAGTTGCATTGCAGCTAATATTACGTTTAACCCTCTCCATGGAGTTGGATGAAATATTAATTTAATAGGATCACCTTTTACATATCTAGTTCTTGGAACTATTGGCATTACACCATTCTTTATAACAATAGATCTTTCAGTTGGTATATCAAAGTAATATCTAAACTTTTCATAATTCCAATGAGAATTGAATACATACCAATCATATTTATTGTGATTTGATTTATCCTTAAACCAAGGCGCAAGATTTGGTTGATCATAAGAATTTTTTTGCCAAAGGATATTTAATTTAGTTGGATGCAATGGAACTTTACCTGGAACAGATGTACAAATCTGTACTTGATCTAATAATTCTTTATCTACATGTTTTTCTAAAAATTCAAACTGTAGTTCGGTTCCGCCTCTAGGCTTCATTTTTTACTCATAAATTTCTGGAACATTTCTAATCCTTTATTAGTAACTCTAACTACAACATCACGACCAATATCATTAGGATCGACGTTTGCAGCTTTAAGTTCCTCTTCGTCTTTATAAATGTATCCTGTCTTTTTATTCTTTATTATAGTTACTGTTTCTGTCTCTATATTATATGTTTCCGTTTTGGTCATCTCTATTTATTTCTAATATCGCTAGTGTTGCACTTATACCAGATGTACTAGAACTTTCAAGTCTTATGGTATCGCTTTCTTCTAAAACAATAGGTCCTTTTGCAATATTACAAATAGTTGGTCCTGTAATAGAAGCATAAGCTATTTGAAAAACTGTAGATACTGAATCATCATTAATAGATGCTTTTACTACTTTACTACCTGATTCATTAGTTACTTGTATGTTTTGAATGATTGCATTAGCGTTTGATGGACATGTATATACTGTCACTGCAGTAGTTACAGTTGGATCGTAGAATGCGTTTTTATAAAAATTTGCCATTATGTTAAATCAAACCATTTAATTAAACCAATAACATCATCATTATTAGCTGCACCTCTTGCACACAATGTTAGTGTATCAGAAACCCCTGCAATAGTTTGTCCTATCTGATATTGAAAATTTAAACCATTTCCGAATGTTTCTATAGAAACACCTTTACCTGATAAATAAGTTCTACCTACAATAGTCCCACCAGTAATTTCTGTGGTTCCAGTTAAATCATATTCTATATTATCAGAATAACTTGTATAAGAAAATGGTGTAGAAGGAGTAGCATTTTGTCTTAATTCCACTTCAAAGTCAGAATTAGATACAGCAGATGCAACAAATCCATTAGGTACAATAACAGCATATGGTCTATTAGCTTTAATTTTTATCGTTGCTAAATTATAAAAAGTTCCTGCAGTTGTTAAATTAACTCCACCTAAACTTGCTGTTCCTACAGATTCTAAAATTCCCTCTGGTTGATATCCACCTTCAGAAATACCAGAAGAACATATTTGCTGTAATGTATAAGTTCCAGCTGTTAATGTTCCAGTTCTTTCAATTTCATATCTAATAGGTAAGTTTGCAGTTTGCATGTAAACAGTTGTTAAACTATTTGCATTATTAAAAGTATGAGCTGTAATTAATTGACCATTAATAACAAATCCAACTCTAACAGATCCAACCCCTAACCATTCAATATCAATAAATAATATATTAGATGTAGCTGCATCTAAATCAAATCCACTTGCACCTGTTCCATCTAGTTTATCTCCATTCCACGCTGATTGATTAACTTCAGTATCAACTGCAGCTCCCGATGTATAAGTACGTCTTACGATTTGATAACCTGTACCTGTATCTTGAAAAAATATTCCATTATTACCGTCAAATAATCCAACTTTTTGTTTAAGATTGGTTGTTTGTGCATTCATTACAAATGTATTAAAAATAAGCAAAGACTTACCTGGTTGATAAGACATGACTCTTTTAGATTGTCTTATTGTTTTAGATCCTGCTGCTTCTGTTACATTTAAATTAACTGTAGATTTATTTGCAGTATAGGTAACCGATCCACCATTGGCAGTAGATGCATCAAATAAATTATTTTGTGACATGATGTTCTTACTGTCAAAAATAGTAAGTGGATTAGAAACCCTAACCCTTCCAAAAGCATCTACAGTATTTCCACCAAAATAAACTAATTGACCATTACCAACATTTATATTTTCACAACTCATTAGCAGCCAAACCTCATGTTAAACCAAGTAAATCTTTGTAGCTCTTGTCTTATATCTTCTTGAAAAGAAAAGTTTAATTGATCTTTTAATGTCTCTAAAGCTTGTAGAACTTGTCTTTGATTTTCTACAGAATACTGTTGCGCTGGTTCTGGTATGTATGTTGTAATTTTTGCCATTATCTTCTTCCGTCAGGTTGGATGTCTACTCTAAATAATCCATATCTCCAATTTTCATCAGTAGATTCGTTTTCAACTTTAATACTCATTAATCTATTTCTTGCTCTTGTATCAATTTTAGTTGTAGATGAAGTAACTGTATAAGGTCCTAACATCTGACTATTTTGTGTTTGAGATGGATAATCTCTTAACAATAAAGTTACTTTAGCATTTCCTGTAAGGATTTTAAAGTCTGGTATAAATCTATTTATCTTCATTAAATATTGACCATCTCCTTCAATATCTAAATCAAAATCACCTGATTCAATATAAGCAGGGATTGCTACTGTAACAGCTGTTCCATTAGTTTCTAAACTAATATCATTAACACCTGTTTCATGTTCATAATAAGTAGATGCACCATTTAAATTAGTTACTCCATTAATCGTTGGAAATGTAGGTAACATCGTTGAATTATATTTAGTTGCATAAGGTAAATCAAATACATCAGCATCTGCATAAGATGTTCTTGCAAGGGACATGGTTGTCCAAGTATTTTCTAAGTAATTATATACAACTGATCTATTAATTTGAAATGAATTTGAGCTAGGATAGAACCACATAACTTCATTATATAAACTATTGTGAGATCCATAAACAATGTCGCCGGCATCAAAGTTTATTCCTAAATTATCTCCACCTGTTGTAAATACAAAGTCTTCAACTAATGATGGTAATTGTTTAACTGTTCCATCATAGACAAAGAATCCACCTGATTCCCCCATCCAAAATATTGCACCCTGTGCAAACACAATAGAATTTTGACCAATACATCCACAGTTTGTTCCAACCTGTCTAACAGAGAATACAAAAGGTGGGCCTACAAATTGAATAACATAGGCTGCAGTATTAGTAAGTACAAAGATATAATCCTTACCTTGGATAGCTCCTACAATAAAATTACCTGTATCCAGTCTAAATGTACCTGCAGTATTTGTTGCAGTTGGATTCCAAGTATCAAAATCTTCTTGATTTGAAAATCTTATAAACATTGGATCTTGAGTTGATGGGTCTCCAATTGTTGTTTCTGTTCCAAGTGCAAATAGATGTCTATCTCTATCTGACACAATAGTCATAACAGATGCAGTCGGAGCATTTGCAATAACAGTTGCTCTTGTAGTTAAAGCTCCTGCTGCGCTTGGATCCCATTTAAATGTTTTACCATTTCTAACAGTTGCAATTAATATTTGTCCAAAATTATCAAAAGACCAAAGTCCAGGACTTAATGATGTAATAGCACTTGTAGTAGCTTGTCCCCAACCAGGTCCTCCAGAAAAAGATCCCCAGACGCCTGTTCCCCAGCCATATCCTAAAGTTTGAAATGCAGGACCTATTTCAACATAAGGAGTTGTTGTAATAGTAGAACCTCCTCCAGACATTCCGGTGCCTGCTTCTGTTACTGGCATAGTCACTGTAAAGGTACTTGTACTTGGCACACTAATAACTTCAAAAGTATTTGTTGTAAAATTAGGAGATGTAAAAGTTGTAACACCACCTCCTGCTAAAGATGGAGAAGTAAATCTAATGTAATCTCCAACATTTAATCCATGATTATTTTTTGTAACAGTTACTGTTGCAGATCCAGTAGTAGATTCAAGGGTACAAGATGTAAGTGCAGTTCCAAGTGGAGTAATGTCATAAAATTGTCCATCAAAATAAATAAATAAACATTTATTTGTTCCAATAGCAGCATAACGGTTTCCACTAATTGAAACCCATGTTAATATTTCTCTTGCAGCTCCTGCAAGTCTATCTCTTAAAGTTTGTTCCCAACCACCTATTTTCTCAGGATATCCATAACGAAAACGTACAAAATCTCCATCAATCCACTGCCCTTCAGCAGCTGTTGCTGTGTCTTGTTTATTAAATCCTGGTTTTAAAGGTATCTTTTTTAATGGCATAAAGTATTACTATACCACCAAATTCTTTGATTTATACTATTTTCTTAAAGGTGGTATTCCTAATAAAGGTCTTTTATCATATAAATTTGAATCTGCAAACTGTCCATTTACATGGTTATAATGCAAGAAAACTTGCGCACAGATATTACCAGTAAATTCTTCTCTCCAATGTTCTAATTCACAACCTGAATAAACTAACATATCACCTGGTTCTAAATCTACTCTAATGCCTTTTGGTGCATCTGGTTTCATTATATTCTTATATTCATCAATTACATTGTTACTTCCTGTTGGATCTATAAATATAGGCCAACTATCTCCACCTAGATTTAATGTTGTAGATATCTCACACGAGGGTCTATCTTTATGTCTTTTTAATATAGAACCTTTCTCGTACACACGTGCGTACGAGTACGTAGGAATTAAATTTAAATTAGTTTCTTTCTTCATTATTGGCATGACTCTCATCAATAATGTCTCCATAGCAAAGTCTGCATAATGAGAATATACATTTGGAACCTGTTGATCTTTCCAAGTACCAAATAATGAATTTTCAGCAATGATGTTATTATTATACATATAATTAACAGCGTCTCTTTTAAGTAAGAAATAGTTAAATACAAAGTTAGCAAGTTCGTATGGTATTGCTTTTTTAATTACTTGGTATTTATTAGTTTGAAAATTCATGCTTGCATACCTGCTTGTAGAAAATTAAATGATACTGATATTCTTATATCATCAGATTGATTAGGATCAACACAATGGTTTAACCATGATGGAAACATTATAAGTCTCCCAGCAATAGGTTGATAATGCACTTCTCTCCAAAGATAAGATGGAAGTTGACCTTCTTTTCTTCTTGGATGAGTCATAGCTGCAACTGATTTTGGATCTTCACATTTTAAATGACCACAGTTTTCTGGAGCCTTAATATAATAAACACC